TTAACTACGGGACGATCGCAGTGCGCTCCACACATTGCCCAATATGACTCCAATCACGCAGCCCATAGCTGCACAACTTATACTAATTATAGCGTAGACAGGTAGGTAAATAATGAGCCAGCCCTGAGCTTCGCGGCTTTGATCTCCATATGAGTCCACACAGTACCAGATCCCTCCAATACCGCCTGATAACAAACCCAGCAGACCGCCCAGGCCGCTACGCCAAATAGTTGACCAAATGCCTGACCCGCTAGTTTTGCCTGGTTCGGACGCTACGCCAGAGGTTTCTACCGGCTTCGGGGAATAGGGCGAATCGTGGGTAATAAAACGAGCTTTTAGTGCCCCCAACATTTTTGTCAGGCTGAGTTTCTTTGTGTGAAAATACACATATCCGGCCCCCGCGACTGAGCCAGCGATTAAGCCAAGCCACACCGATTGCTCTACCAGAAGCCAATCGTAGTACTGATCCACTTCACTAATGGCAATCGCCAGCAGCCAGGCCAGTAGCATCCCTGCCATAGCCGTCAACCCTATCGTTTTAAAAGCCCATACATTATTCATGAAATTGACGGTCAAGTAGGCGTTGCAGTTCGTGTAGTTGGCTCAATCGCCGGGTAAACACTTCCGGCGAGGGGATTCCATTTAAGGTAGTTAATGCAAAGAAACGGTCATCCGATGTAAACAAGGCCAGGGTGTGATGGGCCATCTCAATATGGGTGATATCCTTATTCTGACCTAAAAACTGCCGTAGCTCAGGCGTTACAAGTGATTGAAAGTCAGGCTCCGAAACGGCCGTTATCTTGAATGCTTTATCAAGCTCAGTCTCGTTAGTCTTAAAAACACGCTGACCAGTAGGTGTTATTGGCCCAAATGGAGTACTACGCGTATAAATACCAACCGCCGGGGCAGTGTAGGATAACGTAGCGATCAATACCAAAACGGGGTGAATAGACCGAACCCTTTTATCCTCATAAACTAGGGCACTAATATGGGTATGATCTTCCTGTTTGGTCGCTGCATAGAGTGTTTTATCAACACCCATATTTGGGTAGAACGTGGGTAGAAATCGATAGGATTCGTGTAGGGTTGGGTTTGTGATTAAGTGTAGACCAGCGGCTTGCAGCACTGAAGGAAATGCCTGCACCTGAGCTAGCCTACTACGACTTTGCCAGCTCGTGTAGACAAAAACGAGTAAAATAATGCCTGCTGCTAAGGCTATTAAGGTTGTTTTAAGTGTGCTTTCATCCATTACTTTCCTGTAGTCATGCCGCCATATCCATTGACTGCTTTGTTAGACGGTGGAAATTTAATGCTATCTAAAAGCGGGAAAGTCGCTAACTCGTATCCAGCAGGTACGGGTTTATAATTGGCCATTATAAGCGGTAAAGTGGCATCATTTTGTGGATTAATTCAGTAAAATATATTGCAAATGCATAAAAATAGCCACTTAACATTTCTGCTAAGTGGCTATTTTTAATGAGCCAGTGGAGGGATTCGAACCCCCGACGCGCTTGCGCATCCTGATTACAAATCGGTTTCTATTGGAAAATAGGACTAAACCGCCCAAAGCCATAATAGGCCTATACATCATTTAAACGCATATTATTATAAAATACTTTCGTCCTATTTCTGGTATTTACGGAAACGTGTATGCAAATTTGTATGCAAATGGGTCGGATGCCTGACACAGAATCTGGCCTGCCTGACTATCTGATACGAATGGCATTATGAGCGCAACGGCCAATTTTTACTTTGATACCCGCCGACTGAAACAGGACGGTACCTACCCGGTAAAACTTCGGATTACTTACCAGCGCCAGCAGCGCTATTATCTGACTGAAATTAACCTAACCACTGAGCAGTGGAAAAAAGTAAGCTCGCTAAAACCTCGTGAGGATTTCGTTAAAGATACCAAGGCAACACTTGGAGCAATCAGCCGACGTGCAGAACGGGTTATCAATGCGCTGCCTGTATTTACCTTTGAAGAGTTCGAAAAGCGTTACACCACAGGTACCACTGATCGACCTGATAATGTCGTGCTAGTATTTGAACAGTATCTACAAAATCTTACTGAGGAAGGCCGCGCCGGAACAGCCAGCAGTTATAAGGACGGTCTAACAGCCGTGAAGGCTTATCACAACAGCAAGAAACCACTTCCGTTTTCAGCCATTACACCAATCTGGCTTAAAGGCTTCGAGCAGTGGATGACAGGTAAAGGGCGATCATTGACAACAGTAGGCATTTATCTGCGCAGTCTGAGAACAATCTATAATCGAGCCATTGAGGACGGCATTATTGACCGTGAGGCTTACCCTTTCTCTAAACGTCGCTATCAGATTCCAACTGGCCGGAATATCAAGAAAGCATTGACGCTTGCCGACATCGAAAAGATTTACAACTACCCGGCAGAAGAGGGGAGTAGTGAAGAACGCTACCGTGACATCTGGTTATTCTCGTATTTATGCAACGGTATGAACCCCAAGGATATTGGGCGGTTGACCTACTCCCAGATTGATGGTAATTATATCCGCTTTGTACGGGCTAAAACCGAACGTACTAAGCGCGATGCCATGCCAATTAGTATTCCACTAACGGAGGAAGTTCGGGCTATTATTGATAAGTGGGGTCAGCGGCCAATTAAGCCGAATCAACATGTGTTTGCTATCCTCTCGCCTGGCCTGACACCACAGCAGGAACTGGGGAAAATTCGACAGTTTGTCAAAATGACTAATATTTATGTCCGGCAAATTGCCAAAGCAGTTGGTGTCGAGAAGGATGTAACAACCTATACCGCTCGCCATTCATTCGCGACAATCCTTAAACGTTCTGGCGCTCCTACAGAATTTATCAGTGAGAGCTTAGGTCATCAGAGTGTCAGTACGACAAAGAACTATCTGGATAGCTTCGAGGATGAGATTAAGCATCAATATGCTAATGCGTTAACAGGATTTAAAAAATGAAAACCTACCGCTTATCTCTTTTCAAGGCCTACAGAATTTATCCACTGATGAGAGAATTCACAGGAAATAATTACTGATTCTCCTGACCTGTTTCCTTTTTATTTATCTGTTTCCCCGCTATTATTTCCTGCATTATGCCTTCTGATAACCGGACCGAAGAAACTAACTTAATGTCATTACTTCCTGAATACCGAACCTTACAAACGTATGCTGAAAGGTTGCTTTTCTGGGAGCGGCATGGTTTAATTGATAAGCTTTTTTATTATGCTTGTGAGTCGAAAGATGATGCAGGAAGGGAGCTAGTAGCTTTGAGATACCGGTTGCAAGTTTGCCAAACATGGCAAGAGACACTTCAATACGATATCCTGACACTTGCCCCATACAATCGCAACGAAGCTCACCAGCTCACCGAGTGGGCATTAGAGATACGATCTAGTATGAATCGAAATCGATTCGTGGAACCAATTGAGAAACTCAAAGCAGATTTTGACAAGAATTATGAGGCCATCCCGTCGAAAGATGATAAAGAAATCCATCTGATAACGCAACGAAATCAAGCCGATAAATGGAAAAAAGATGAAGCCATTATTGCTGATCGAGAAAACTGGGGCCGTCTACGTGGAATTGATTTACACTTATTCGGTCAACTTATTGAACAACTTAGATTCGCCCAATCGATTGACTTAGCCTCACATTTATCCATTAATAATGCAGAGCTAAATTGGACTACAATTGATACATACCTATTCGCTAGAAGTAAATACGATTTTGCTCTATATCTCGAGAAATTCGATTCTGTTCTTCACCAGTCACAAGCTAAATCGATAAAAAATCAACAGCAAACGGGTGATTCGTTAAATGATGACCAAAATACACCCACTTTGTTTATAACTCCTGAGGCTAAACAGATTTTGTACGATAAAATAGCCCAATCTGTAGAAAAGAAAGATCATCTAGCTTTATCAGACTTTCTGATTGATGGAATCTTGCCGACTAATAAAATTACAGTAACCAGCTTAGCTAGTAAATTTGGCCTAGCTTTTTTCGCGTCAGGTGCTGTTCCAGATCAAGGAGCTAAATTACTTAGTGAGCAGATTCCTAACTTTTTCAATCGTAACACTACTAAGGGTATAGTAGACTTTAAGCCTCAAAATTTAGTTAAATATTTGAGGGGTGGGCGTAAATAGGAATCAACGAATTTTAAAGGATTGACGACCAAATCAATCCAATTACACCCGCGGTTCTATACAAACCAAATTACTCTTTTTGTCTTATTACCTGTTGCCAACAGCTAGAAGCTAAACAGCCCAAACCGGAGAAACCCCAAACTAATAGCTTCGTCGATCCGATCGAGTATATCTTTTTGCTATTTTTATGCGTATACTACTCAAACGTATTCACCCTTTTGCTGCCAAGCATCAATGGGCTAAAGCCAATTATAGACTGCTGGATTGGCAACATGCCCCGATCAAAAAACCATCCGTAGCCGTTTCTTGGCTCTATCTGCTTTGATTCATAAACTTATGCCTTCGATTGCTCAGCAAGGCCAGCAACTGCACCATGCCACTTTTGGCTATGCCTGTAGTTTTGCCGATAAAAGCGTGTTTCGGGCGTTGGGTAGGCTATAGTATAAAAAGCAGATTCTGCTTAAGGTAGTGCCTCATTCCAGTATTGATACAGAGCCATCCTGGGCGAAAAGCGATTATCACGGCTGACGGTTTGGCTATAGTATCCACCTAATCTGTAATCGCTATCGCTTTCCCCTGATGGCAATCGTAACAACGGCTTCCACCAAAGACTATACGCTACTTCAGACAATGATTGCGCCTTTGCAGCAAAGCCTGGGCATCTTCGTGGCCGATAGTGGTACTTTGCCCACCAGTTCCTGCAGGCGATCTACCAGCAGTTTTCAGTGTTAGTTACCACGCCTTGCCTTTTCAAGCTTACCGAGCGGATGAGTGCTTTCGCCAAGTACTACAATGACATGGCTGTCAGTGTAGTGGGTCGGTTAACCTACAGCCGACGCAAGCCTTCGATTGAGCCTACTTTTGCCCATATCAAAGAACTGACTCAGCTATCGGCCACCAATCCACTCCCTTACAAAGGAATAGACCGAAGCAGTGCTTATTTGTTGATGGCCAGTGGCACCATTCAATTGATGATGTACGATAATTTTAACCACCAGACCGAATTGGAAGCATTCAAAACCGCTTTTTAATAATGCCCACCCCTCAGTTAAATATTTACTTGGAAAGGGTATGAAAAATAAAAAGTAATTTTTTATCTCCTCTCTATGTCCGTTTTATGTCCACTGCTCTTGAAGTGGACATTATTTGTTTCGTCTCTTTGCTATCGGCTTAGATAAACCAGCCGATGTATGATACTTGATGTTCAAAAACTCCAGAACGAGGTTAGTGAGACGCGCCAATTGGTGCAGACCCTTCATGATCGAATTGATCAGCTTGCGAGATCATCGACTCCTAATGAGGAGCGACCTGTTAGGGTAAAAGAAGTCGCTGCCTTTCTCAACAAGACAGAAGCAACAGTTTACGGTCTTGTTTACGAAAAAAAGATTCCTCATCATAAACCTGACGGAACAGGTAATTTGTACTTTTTTCTTTCCGAACTTTCTGAATGGGTTAAGAATGGTCGAAAATCCACATCCGAAGAATTGGATGAACAGGCTCGCATTCAAATCGCTTCAAGAATTGACCGACGGAAGCAGTCTAAAGAACGCGTTGGAGGGCGAAAACTCGCATGACTCTCTATCAAATCATCACTGCTATTCGAGCGACAAAGGGTGAAGTATTGCTTTGTGGATCAACAACATTCGGCTACATCGTTCGAGCTATAATTAAAGGTCATTCCTGCCGATTAATTGTGCTCAATAGAGCTAAAAAAAAGACATGTATTCCCTCTGAGCCAAGCTCTAAAACACATGTCATTTCAACCGTTCAAAACTTACAGGTCTGGCTTGATTCTCTTTCTCCCAAACGGTCGCTTCAGGCATTGTAGCCGCTATACTGTCTAAATATTTTTATCCATGGTCGGCACCGGATACGCGCTTACGAGAGCTTTTTACACGGAGGTGGAACAGAACGAAACTATGCAAATGAATTGTAAGCCCCACCACCAAAGTCTGTATACCTGGATATGCGAACTGCGCAATCGGACCAAGCGAGAAGTTCTAGATTTACCTGTTCTCTATACCATGCAGATGACATTTATCGGCTCGCAACATACACTCGCCAAAGCCATTGATGACTTGGCTGATTGGGGAATTATCGAGGTGCTTATGCAGACAAAGGGACACGGCACAAAGGTCAAACTCGCTATTGCATTTATGCAAAAGCACTGCAATAGCGATGCAATTACGGAGGAGGTGGCTATTGCAGAAATGCAATTACAGTGCAATACCACTGCAATACAAGTGCAAACAATTAAAAGTTATAAAACAATAAAAACAACAAAACCCCCTCCATCCCCCAAGGGGGAAGCGATCGCTGAACTGCTTTCGTCTTTTCAATACCAGTCAGAAGATTTTAAACTAGCCTGGCAGGAATGGGAGCAGTTCCGGCAGGAACAGAAAAAAAAGCTTACCCCTACTTCGGTTGCCAAACAACTCAAGTTACTGGCTAACCATGCCGAAGTCGATGCGATCGCTGTCCTCGAACAAAGCATTCGAAATGGTTGGCAAGGCTTATTTGCACTCAAAGCTACTACCCAAATAAGAAGCCCTGCAAACGGAAGCAGCAGCCTTACACCTCAAACAGTCCCCTCCACGAGCAGACCATTCCGAGAATTTGTATGAACCAGTCTGAACAAGTCAACGAAATACTGAAGCGAAAGCCGTATCGAAGCCTAAACAGTCCTCGCTTAAAACCAACTCCAGACCTGACCTTTCCAACTGCCCCTGTAGACCTTGATGAATTAGAAGAGATCAAACTATTACTTGAGTATGAACAGAACCTACAAACCCAAAAAAACCAACGAGGATACTGAACCCCTCTACGACACCTCATTTACCTGTGATGTGGCTGCCGAACGCGCCTTGATTGCCATCCTCCTGGATTCTCCTCAGTTCATGCCCGATGTTCTGGAACTGCTTGGCGGTCGCGATGTGATCACTGATGAAGGATATCTTATCCTGTTCAATACGTTAAAAGTTCTCTATGAAGAGGGAAAAGTGATTAAGCTCGGGACGGTTTTACAGAAACTTAACCTGACAGGAGAGTCCGCCAAACTCCTGGCAATGGGCATCAGCCTGATTGATCTACCCAGAGAGGCCAAGAGTATCGATCTGGTGGATACCTGCCAACACCTGCGGAGCTTATGGGTAAAGCGAACAGCTCTGGAATCCGCCAGCAGTATTGTCTCAGCGGTGCGCTCGGGTAGTTCCGTCAGTCAGATTATCGATGTGCTAACCAATGCGTCGGAATCAGTTTCCGAGGGCGTAACGATTGGCGCCGACCAAAGCCTGAATGATATCCTTCGTGATTCGCTGTCTTCACTCGAATCGGCGATGAACAAGCCGGGCAGCCTAACGGGCGTTAACACAGGCCTGGGAAAACTTAACCGAAACTTAGGGGGATGGCAGGATTCGGACATTGTGATGATCGCTGGTCGGCCGGGCATGGGTAAAAGTGTGGCCGGTGTCTTCCACGCCATTGCTGCGGCTCGGGAAGGTATACCCGTTGCGTTTTTATCGCTGGAAATGCCCGCCAAATCGCTGATGAACCGAATCATCGCTAACGAAACGGGCATACCCTATTCGAGGATTAAAAAGGGCAATGTGGGCGAAGATGAGTTAGCTAGGATTCATAGTGCCATTGGTCGAATTGAGCGTCTACCAATCCACTTCTACGACGACCACAATGCGGATGTGAATGATTTGTCCTACAAGCTTTTGCACTGGAAGAAGCGCTACGGGATTGGCCTTGTCATCATTGATTACGTGCAAAAGATGAGCGATCGCACCATCAAATCCTCAGCGGAGTATGATATTCTCACCAGTGTATCCAACAAGCTCCAAAGCCTTCGCAAGCGTTTAAACTGCCCCATCATCGAACTAGCACAACTCAGTCGGGGTGTCGAAACCCGGCAGGGTAGCAAACGAGCGGGTATGGCTGATCTGCGCTCAACGGGTCAATTTGAACAGGATGCAACCATAGTGATAATGCTCTACCGGGATGACTATTACAAAGAGAAAGCGGCTAGGGATGCTGCCGAAGCTAATGGGGGTGGCTACATGGAACCCCAGTTTGATCAACTCCTCGAATATGGCATTGTCAAGAGCCGGGACGGGGAAACAGGGACAGCCGTGTTCTGGACGGATGTTGCCACCAACCGAATTGCGGACCAAGCCCCAATTTCGGAGATGACCTCCCTTGCCCTTACTGAGCCATCTATTCGCCAAACAACCCTTTTGGGTTGGGGTGAACCCTTAAAAGAAGCGGGTTTCTAATCAAGACCCGCAGGCAATCTATTTGTAAGGGCGTATCTCACTTGTTCAGACACGAATTGAATTCAGCCTAGCAGTCGCATTGGCGAATAGACTTTTCATAATTAATTCCCAACAAGTAACATCTTTAAAACACCTGAATCTATGTTCTTTCTCAATCCAGATCCCGCTCAAATTGCTAACATTAAGGCCATGCAGAAGGCCCGTTTAGCTCAGCTCAACGAGTTGACCAGTTGGAATGCCGAAGACTTTGATGCCGCCTATAGCTGCTACCTAATCTGGTATCCAGAAAAAAATGAGTGGGCAGCCACAGGAGAAGGGCTTACCGAACTGGTAACCAACCCACGCGTACCGCAGACCAAACTAGAGCTTATCGCCAAGGCCTTTCGGAAGCTGCTTAGAAACCGAGCATACACCTGGAATCGTGAAAATTAACTTTTCCCATGCTGACTCATGTGGTTAGCTTAACTGGCTTATCGCGTATTCGGTAAACCAGAAGCCGATCATCCGATCGAGCAGGTGATTGGGGGCCTGTAGCCCGTTTCGTTTCTAGAGAATAGTTGCTTATTTTTGATGACCTCCGACCATCAGGTCATTCTCTTCCTCTCCTGGCTATGGCTGCCACCCAGCGAGAGAGCTCCTCCTCTTAGAGTGCCTCCTCTTTTTTCGATGAACTTTCAACAATGGACGAATTATGCCTGCTCCAGAAGGAAACGACAATGCGATCGGTAACGACGGTGGTCGACCAACTAAATACGAAAAAGGATATGCTAAACAGGCCTTTCATTATTGCCTGCTAGGCGCAACGGACAAAGATCTGGCTACTTTTTTCGAAGTCTCGGAATCGACCATCGACAACTGGAAACGCGAAAACGTTGAGTTTTTGGGGTCGGTTAAACGGGGCAAAATCATCGCTGATGCCAATGTGGCCAAGGCCCTCTATAAGCGGGCAACGGGCTATAAATACCGCGAAGTAACTTTTGAAAAGATCGCTGATAAGCTGACTCTGGAGTCGATGGCTGATCAGGTTATTACTCAGGATGCTTATAAGAAAAAGATTGTTACCAAACATCTACCTCCAGATCCCGGAGCAGCTATGAATTGGTTAAAGAACCGCGCTCCGACCTTATGGCGTGAGGGTTTTGACATCAACCTCAACAAAGGCGAAGACATCGAAATATGGTCGGCCGAGGATGTAATCGCCTTCCAGAAGTGGAAACAAAGTCAACAACCCGATGGCAATTAGATTCCTCCCGGCTAGCCTCTTTGCTGGAGTTCCAACACCCGAGAGTTGCTTTGTGGTACCCGATGTATTCCTGCCCCACATTATGCACCCAGCACCGGTTCAGATCTGGTATGGTAGTCGGTTTTCGGCCAAGTCTTATACAAAGGCTGATGAGTATTTGGCCAAGGCCTGTGGCAACGCCTACTTTCGGGGTATTTACGCCCGCCAAAATAAGGAGGACGTAAAGAATAGCCAGTACCAGCTCTTCAAGGATAAAATCAATCGCAAGCCTTGGCTCAAACGGCAATTCGAAGTCCGCGATTCGGATTTTGTCATCCGCAACCGCCATACGGGCAACATGCTCATTCCGGGTAGTTTCGACCATCCCGAAAAGATTATGTCGATTGCCGATCCGACGGACATCTGGGTCGAAGAGCCCATTACCCGCAAAGGCGAAATCAAGCGGCAGGATTTCTTAGATATGTTCGGATCGCTGCGTAATCCATATGGAGTGACTCCCCGATTTCACTTTACGTTCAACCCCATATCGGTCTACAGTTGGATTCACGAAACGTTCTTCGAAAAAAAGGAGATACCTTCCCACCGGGTTCAGGCCAACTATGATGCCAACCCGTTCTGTCCACCCTCGGCCCTGGAGTTCTTTTCGTGGCTTAAAGATGTCGACCCGGAGCGCTACCGAATCGATGCCCTGGGCGAATGGGGCGTCCCCAAACCCGAAAGCCCTTATTTCTATGCCATTGACCACAACAAGCATTTTGGCACCTGCACCTACGATCCTGCCCTACCGGTTCATCTGTCGTTTGATTTCAATATTACCAATTCAGTACTGGTCATGCAGCGGAAGGAGCTAGGTAAACGATTGGAGTTTCTAGAGGAAATCCACCTGAAAGGAGTCGACCTGGAGGGCGTGTGTCGAATTGTGGCCGAACGGTATGGCCGCAATCAACTGCACTTCACGGGGGATGCCTCGGGCAATGCCGGTTCGGCCTACACCACGGGAAACCAATCGGCCTGGAAGCTGATTCGGGGCTATCTGGCCAAATACGGAGCTAAATATTGCGATTACAGTCAGGTGCCCACCTTCAATCCTTCGACCGATTCAAGTTGCTTTATCTGCAATGCCTTGATTAGTCATTACCGGAACGCTTTGACCATCGACCGGGCCAAATGCCCCAACCTGGTGTCGGATGTACTGCGGATGATGCGCACTACGGACGGTTCACTGGATAAACACGATGCCAACAAGCATAACTATGGGCATTTGGGGGACTGCTTTCGGTATAGCCTTTGCAATTTCGAGTATAGTACCTACACGCGGATTGCTAGTCAATTTGGCCATTCCGTTTAATCACTTTTTTATCAACTGACATGACTATAAAACCAGATCTAGAACCGAATATGGAGGTAATTGATGTGCATTTTGCCTGTGTCGAAGCTTCCTTACAAGCCTTATGGGAAGCAGGCAATGTGCCGGAATCGCTTAAGAATAGACCTAATGACTGGGTTAATAAGACCGTGGATAGTTGGTGGGATTTATTTGTCGAGAATGGCTGTATTCGCTGCGGGCTTATCCGAACAAATTGGGAGCGCAACCCAACCGGAGGTGACATAGAGGGGGTTGGGGACTTATTTCAGCGTCTGAGCGGCTTTTGGTTGTTCATTTGTCCAAAAGACTTTGAGCGAGGAAGAGCCTTGACTATCCAGGAGCAACAGGCTATCGATGATCTGGATGCAGCCCTAGATTTCTATGAGCCACAGTGTTGGCCACATAGTCGACATTTTATTCTGCCTGAGCATGATAAAGATTGGACGCTTAGCTACTTAGAAGGTTAGAAAATGAATAAAATCCTTGATCGTCGGGCTGTTTGGGGCCACTTGTATTCGCCTTGATTTGGTCGTGATTGAATAGACAGAACGTGTTCTTTCTGTTGAGGAAAATACCAATCTTATGTCCCCTTTGTGGATTAGACCAGTACATGTCACCAATCGCCAATTCCAGCCAGCAGAAGAGTTTTTTGAGTCCATAAAAAGGGTATGGGTACTCTTTACAAACGGGCTCAATAGCCATTAAACAGCTTCAAGTCGCCCTCCTGGCAACGCTCATACATGCGAGATAAGGCGATAAGTACTGAAGATGAGTTAGTAAAACGGCTCATAGTCGCCAATCAACCTATACTTGTACCGTTCACGGCTAAAAGGGTTGTAAGAGAAACATTGCTCATTATTTTTGTACTACAATCCTCAATTCAATGCACGAAATCCCACAACAAGTAGGTGAATTAATTCGCCAAAGACGGAAAAGCCAAAACTTGACTCAAAAGGAGTTGGGCGAAAAGTTGGGGGTTTCAATGCAGACGATAAATAGGTATGAATCAGGTCAAAATCTTACCCTTGGAACTTTTTTCAAAGTGGCTCAGGCTCTAGGAACTACCATGTCTGGCATATTGCAAGGATTGTAAAAAAAATTATCCCTATACTCACTATATATAGTGAGTTTTACTATATTTGTTAAGTCAATCAGTAACAGAAAAGGTGATATAGCACCGAAGAGGTTGCCCGCTGGATGTATGTAACAGATTGAAAGACATAAAAAACCCCAATGCTATCTGTTTGGCGACGTTAGCAAAGGGGCGATGTGTACCACAAAACGATTAATTCCATGAACACAGAGCAAAGTTACTCTGGGAAAGGGAAAATTATGTCCCTTACTCCACAGACGGCCAAAAAAGCGGCCCAAATATCCCTCACTGATGACAATCGGGCAGAGCGGAATATTTACATTCCCAATAGTGCTTTTAGTGGCGATTTTCTCCTTGCCCACGACATTCCCAAGCATGAACATAGTCGTACCTATGGTTTCTTAGTGCTGGATAATTCAATGGCTCCCCTAATCAATGCCGGTTATCGCGTACTGATGGTTGCCATGCCTAGTAGTTATTTCCCGTCTGCCAAAGGGGTCGTAACTGTTTGCACTAAAAGCAAGCCCGATATATTCATAATAGGCCGCGTCAAAGCTATTTCTGGGGGTAAAATCTATTTGGATCGTACTAATGCCGAGTCGGTTGCTTTATCCCTGTCTGAACTGGACTCACTTTGTGAATTGCGTAGTTTTTACGGGGGAAAAATCCAATAATGGAAACGCTGATCACCATTACCACGGGAGGGCAAGGCTCTCCCGTCGTGTCGGCCCGTGAACTATGGAGCTTCTTAGAGGCAAAGCAGCAATTTTCCGATTGGATCAAGAAACGGATTATTCGGTATGGATTCCTTGAAGATGTCGATTATGTGGAGATTGAGGGAGTTACTGAAAATCCAGTAAAAGGAGGAGATGAGGTTATTCATAAAACGATGAAAAACCCCAAAGGGGGACGAACGGCTACTGATTACGCGCTTACTCTGGATATGGCTAAACAATTGGCGATGGTCGAGCGAAACGAGAAGGGCAAACAAGCGCGGCTCTATTTCATCGAAGCTGAAAAAGCCTTGCAAAAAGTAATGGCGGCTCCGACCCTGTTGACCAATGAGCAAATCCTGATTCAACTGGTCAGCCAGCAGACTCAGCTCATGGCCGACACTAAGCAGATGCTCAACCAACTCCGCTCTGACGTAGACAGTATTATGCACGGCCACAAGCCTCCCAAAAACTCACTTCGCTCTGGTAAGTAACTGAGTCTACCCGGTCTTCCGCCCTTTCCCTACTACCGGCGTATGCAGATGGGGGAAACCTCCTCGTTGCGCCAGCATATCCATACCCGCATCGTGGAGTACTGCGACTATCACGGAGCCAGTACCCAGGAAGCCTACAATTACCTCTATAAACGCATGTACGAGGTGTATTCGGTGAGCGTCTATCGACTCATCCGGATTGGAAAGGAAAGCGTATTGGATGCTATCGAGCGGTATGGGCAATTAGACCACTTGTATACGCTTGTTATGTCGGAGCTTCACTACGCCGAGGAATGAACAGGACAGCGCAACTTACTCAAAGGGAGGAGGGCGTTAGCTCTGCCTCACCTCCCTTTCTTCCCATCCTCATTGACCGGATCTACCGGCAATTACTCCTATCTCAGATTGTTCGTATAGAGGCCGCCGGTTGCTATTCGTGGATTTACACCCGAAACGGGGAGCGGTTCTTAACGACGCAAAACATCCTATCGTTGCAAGTTAGATTAAGTGGCTTCTGGCGGGTACACCGTTCACATTTGATCAATCCCCTCTACATCCTGCGACCGGTCCAACGGGAAGGGAAGCTTCATTTATCAACGGGCTATCAAGCCCCCATCGCACGACGGAGACGACGGCAGATTCGTCTGCAACTACGACTTTTAACATACTCTCATTCCTACTAGTAGGCATAATCAATCAACTGCCCCGCCCATAGCACCATCTTTGCCTTGCGGAATCATCAATTAGACGATTTGCAAGCTTAAAATCTGAGTTTGAAGCACTACCAAAGGAGGTAAGAACCTCACGACCCGAGTCAGCGCAGGAATTTGTCCCAATAGCCAAGCGATGGGCCTCCGCATGTGCACTGTTTTGGGAGGTTTAGTTGTGGCATCGCTTCAGCTGGTAGTATACTGGAAACAACCTATAAGAGAAAGTCTTGTAGTTAAAAGCGAATCATAGAATCGGTAGTTTATTACAAGTGAATCAAATCGTGGGAAGTAGACGAAATTGCTAGTCAATTTTTAATACCAGCTCATGCGATGAAACGTCCCAACTACAGCTTACCTAAGACAATTGATTTTCTCAGCTGCCTTTCTGATGCCAAACCAACCCTTGCGACCCTGAAAAATAGGGGTAAGACATATGATTCGTTAATTGATGAGGTTTTAGCTTTTCCAGACCCCGATTCTGAGGAGAAGCCCCCAAAACTAAAAGTGCTTGAGTCAAAATTGAAGATTAGTCCTCCGACATTGAAGAAATGGACACAGGAATTATATACTGATTTTATTGCATTGATTGAGTCTGAATCTGCGGTGATGAGCTTTCAGACAACACGAGTATGTTTCCGTGCAAAAGGTCGCTATGAGGATACCTTTTTGTGTTTTTATTGCCGTATTCCTCATATACCCCGAGTTGGAGAGCAGGTTACTATTCCATTCATTTATCCTACAACTGCCGAAGCTAATTTCTACGTTGAATATATTGAACATTCTTATAAGGATAATGAGGTTGAGATCATTATAGGTTTAACGACAATCAGACCATTCTTTACACGTTTGATAGAGCGTGCTAGGAATGAAGGGAGGTTACTATGGGATGAATACCAAAAAATGTCTGAAGTAGAATTAGAAGAATTTCTACGGAAAGAATATAGAATGTTTAAGCGTGATTGGTAGTAAATAGGGTGCCACAGCGCCAGGTTGATCGGTTAAAACGGAGAGCCAGAAACTAGTAAATAAGTTGAATGGTAACGCCAGCAAATGGCTGACTTATTTAAGGAATTGTACCAGCTTCCTTTACTGTAAAATGCGTGATGATGGTGCTCAACTGTTTTTAGGGGAGCATCATCATCAGAACTTGGGTGTTTATCCTCAGAAAAAATAAAATACTCGCTGCTTCATCAAGTTGCATCACATGAACACGTTGATGCCATCATCAGAGGCTGGATTGAATTGGGCTGGCTTAGCTTGTGCGCCGTTAGCTATAAAAGGACCGCTATTAAAGTTGCTTGCGCGTTCGCCATCTAGTAAGGTTTGTTAAACTCAGCAGAAAATCCCATTTTTACAGATGGACTTCTATAGCCACCGTTTCCAGGTATCATGGCCAATCAGCCCAGTATTGCCTTGCGGCATTTATCCACGAAAAAACAGTATAATGAGCAGCAAACGCTTGTTTATCGCTACTGGTTCGAGTGGTTTGATCGGCGAAGCCTGGCAGCCTTGGTCGTTCGAATCGATTTGTTAGATAAAGCCGGAAAAGTTCTTACGACCACCAGTATTCAACTACCCAAGGTCAAGCTTACTGGCTCTATCGCTAGCCAAGAAACGGGCGTTCAGCAACCTCTATACGATTCCTCGGTCTGGATTCGGATTGACGACGTGATCACCCACGAGGCGACTCAGTTTAGCTATTATACGTTGGCGGGTCTATTCACTAAGTCCGCTAGTGTGACCATGACCATGGATCATAAAGTAGAAGATCTGTCAATGCACGGTTAATCACTATTTGACTGCATTGATGAATTGAAGTTACCCCGGCCTACACCGGGTGCCATCAACGGCAAATTGTACTCTCCTCTTATAGTGCCGGCTCACCCTTGAGCAAACGCGTACCCGGCCGATCTAATTGGCAAACCTCCTTTCCTTACCGGCGTCTTTGGGGACGCAAATCTCTGGTCACGACCTCTGGTCTTTGGCAAACAATACTTAATCTCAATTAAGCTATGATGACCGATCCATGTCAGGCTTTCGGGAAGAAAATATACGCGTTCGCGTACAGGCCATAACGGAACTCAGTTCGGCAACTGACGGCCTAACCGAACTAAATAACCTCATTCGCCAACAGATTGAAGTCACCCAACAGGCGGCCCTGTCTGCCCGTACCGGCTCGATTCAGACCGTATCCGCTATCGACGGGGTGACCCAGGCGCTCAAAGACCAACAGAAAGCGCAGAAACAAACCGACGACGAAGCGAGTGCAAGTCGCAAAAAAGCAGGTACTGAACTAGACAACCTGGGTAAGCAGGTTAGGAATTTTCAATCCTTAGTTGCTGCCGCCTTCACGCTCAACGAAATCAAAACGTTCGGCCTGGATATCATCGAGGCCAAAACGAAAATTGATTCCGTCAAAATCGCACTGGATACGATGATCGGCTCCAAAAAGGAGTCGGCCGAACTCTACGCCCAAATTGTTCAACTGGCCAAGGCCACGCCCTTTAGTTTAGAAGATTTGCAAACGGAAGTCACACGGCTAAAGGCGTACGGAGTCGCAACCTCTGAGCTGATTCCAACGCTTACTAATCTAGGTAACGTAGCCTCAGCCGTAGGGATAGAGAAGTTACCTCAAATTACGCTTGCTTATGGTCAAATCATGAACATGGGTAAGTTGATGGGCACCGAGATTCGTCAACTAGTCGACGCTGGTGTTGATCTGTACGGTTTGCTAGCCACATCAATGGGCAAAACAAAGGCTGAAGTTCAACAAATGGCCTCCGCCCATACCATCATGGCATCGGATGTCAAAAAGGCATTTGAATTGGCGTCCTCTTCGGGAGGTCAGTTCGAGGGTATGATGGAGAAATTATCTACAACCGTCGGTGGTCAAATATCAAATTTATCAGACTCCTTTTTTGTGGCAAAAGCCAGAATAGGAGATTTTTTTGAAAAGCAAATAAAAGGAGGAACGGAAAGTCTAAACGACTTAATGCAGGCGACTACGGGCAGTAACTCCGCTATTGCCAGAACGGTCGATATTGTCAAATCAGCAGCGGCATTTATGGCCACGCTGACAGTAGCAACCAAGGCGCAGGCTGTCGTTGATGGAGTTGTAACGGCTTATCAGGCCACTAAGAATGTTCTATATGGTGAGTATCTGCTTGCAATGCGTGCTGTTACTGCTCAAACAGTTGTCTTTACTGCAGCTGAAGCTGAAGCGGTCGTTGCCGCCGAAGCCTTTAACGTTGCCATTTCCTCCAACTGGATTGGATTGGCCGCCACTGCCATTGCTGGTTTAGTATCCGCCTATTACGCTTATAAAGCGGTCAACGATGAAGTGACCACTTCGATAGGTGAGCAGCAGATAGCGGTAAAGGCTGAACTGAGCGACATCCGAGCACTAACCGAAGCGGTCATGAGTGCCGCTAGCGGCACAAAAGAGAGGAAGGATGCCATTGATTTATTAGTCAAAAAATATCCAGAATATTTCTCGGGACTTAGCGATGAAAAGACTAGTAACGAAGAGCTAAAGAGTATTTTGGATAAGGTGAATGTATCCTACATGACCCGGATCAATCTGGCTCGGCAGGCTTATAAATTAGAGGGGTTACAAGATGAGATAAAGAAAAATCTGAAAGAAGAAGCCGAAATTTTGGCAGCTTTCCCGGCGGATCTACAAGCCAAATACGGCGGTGACATCAATAAAGCCGTTCAGGATTTGTTTGCCAACCCTGAACTATTCAACCGCTTAAAAACCGATTGGACTGGCCAGGTTGATTTCAATATGACCCAGGCTAAACTAGTGGCGGATAATCTGACCCGTCTTGGTGCTCAGGAGGCTAAAACCCAGCAGGATATACAGGCGACAAACGAAGGTCTTCGCGGTAAGGAGGTTGAGGCAATTAAAACGCATTATGCCATCCTGAGAGATCAGGCAGGTGGAAATTCGGCAGAAATTACCAAGATCAATGCGGATGAGAAGGTAGCTTTAGCGAAAGCCAATGGTACGTATCGGGAGAGGGAACAAAAAGACTCAACCACACACGCCGAAAAGGTAAAAACTATTACTTTGGTTTCGGCCAACGAGATTTCTGAAATTATTAAGGGGGCCGATGCCGATACGCTCAAGGAAAAAATAGCTTACCTCGATGCCGCCGAGAAGGTGGAAAGGGATGCTGTTAGCAAGGCTGTTGTTTCTAAAACGATCTCAACCACCGAGGTAAAGGCACTTGAAGAAAAGGCTCAGCAGGACATCCTTGATATTCATGAAAAGTACGAGGCTAAGCGGACAGCCGTACGCCAAGCCGCTATTGATTCAGTACTAAAAACAACCCAATCCGAAACCGATCTGGAGAAACAGGCCGCCGAGGCCGTGGCCAGTTACGATGCAATCAGAGTCGGAACCATTAAAAAGAATCAGGAGGAGTTACAGAAAGCCTACCAGAATACGGCCAAACTTCGTGAAGATTTAGCCGATGCGACGGCCAAACAGGAGGAGGCCAGCGCCTTGTCCAGTTACATTCTAGCGGCCAAAACTGAACAAGATAAACACGATGTAATTGTTACACTTGGTAAAAAGACGGGCGATGACCTAGCAGTTCTTGAGCTAGCCAGATTAAAAGACAAGGCTTACGAGGCCGGTTTAGATGTCGAACGGGCCGAATTTACGTATGGCAAAGATTCGGAAAATTATCGAAATGCTGTTGACAATAAACTCAATGCTGATAAAGACTATTCCGTTAATGCGACTCAATTACAGACTCAACTCAGTGATAAACTGGTGAAAATCTGGGAACAGCAGGAGGGGCGCAAAAAACAACTAACCGAGCAAGCTATTCAGGGCATGGTACAAGCCCTGAATAGCTTCGACCAGCAAACCCAAACGATAAGGGATGCCTCTTTAAGTGGCTTACAAACTGAATTGGCGGCTGAATTAACGGCGGCTGGGGACAACTTCGCTCAGCGTAAACAAATCATCGACAATTACGATGCGCACGTCCAAGAGACGCTATATTCCGCGAATGCACTAAGTAAAGTCACTTCCTTTTTATCGGCTTCACTGACTGCTTTTCAGGGGTTCACAACAGCTAGAACCCAGATTGACCAAGATTATAGCTTGAAGGTTCAGGCAATTGAAACAACCAAAAACCTCAGTATTGCTAACGGACAAACCCAATCAATTGCTGACGCTATTGCGGCTGATGATACGAAGGCCGCTAGTTCCGAGAAAACTCAAAAAACAATAGTCGCTGGCGTATCAGCCGCTGCCGGACTGGTGGGTACGATCATTCAACAGAGCCTACAACTACGGATACAAAACGATCAAGCTGAAATTGATTCGGCCACAAAGGTGCATGATGCCACCATTGCGATGCTTGACGATAAGTATACGAAAGAGAAGGCAAATCTGGATGCTACCACGCAGGCCCAGTTAGATGCCTCAACTATTCAGTATACTAATGCCAAAAAGTCTCTCGATGATCAGCTAGCTAACCGACTGACCACTTTAACAGCTGCACGTGATCAGGAAATTAGGGATGTTGAAGCGGATTATGCAGCAAAGGAAAAAAAGGCGGGCGATGATAGCGCTGAGATTCAACGATTAGAAGAGGAAAAGAATAGCAAAATAAAAGCGATTAATGTGAAGTATGATGGCGAAATAACAGCCGCCAAAGATCAGGCGGGGAAAGATCAGACAAAGTTATTGAAAGACTATACCGACCAACAAAGTACAATTGCTGAAACTGGGAAAAACGCCCAAGTCACTTTACAGCAGCAACTTACGGCGGCTAAGAAGGCGGCTGATGATGAATACGATAAAAAGGTGCGAACACTTCAATCGGATCAATTTGAAGCACAGCGGAGTATGGCCAAGGCCAGTATTGCCGTTTCGTTAATCCAAGGGGCTGCGGCTCTTTTTGCCATCAACCCTATATTAGGCATTATTGGGGCTGTGGCTGCCGTTGGGGCTGGTGCTTATCTGTATAGTCAACTTAATGGCATAGCTAATCCCTATACGGGTTCAGGCAGTTCTGGTGGTGGTATAGGGGATGGGGCTGGACAGGATAACCCGTTAGCGATTGACAAGGATGGGAAGAAGATATATGGCTTCAATCCCGATGGCACACCGATTTATCAAAATGTGGGTAGTGATCAAAATGGAACGAATATCCCTTATGAAAAACAGCGTTGGGCGCAGGATAAAACCACATTGGCTTCTGATAAAGCAGAATTAGAAACCTTAAACAATCGGGATATTCCAACATATCAAAATTCGTATGATCGGGCGCTTGATCGAGGTGATCCAACGGAGATAAACGAAACAAAAGCCAACCTGGATGCGAAAATAAATAGGCGCAATGCAATTCTGATTGAAATACCGCAATTGGAAGAGGAAATCCCTCGACTGGAACAAGCTATGCGAGATAAAGGTATTCCCTTCTTTCTGGGTAGTCCGTTTGTTGAATTAAACGGAAACCCCGCCGGACGTGATACCATTCCGGCCCGATTGAACGAAGGCGAACGGGTATTGCCGACGGACGATAATTTGGCCATTGGCGGCAAATCACTGACGAATAAACAGTTGGTTGATAAGGTAAGAATGTATGATAAATTCTTAGCAAGTATGCCTGAAACCATCCGTACCCAAATGATTATGCCCAGCGCCGGCCCAAAGATGCAATTACCCGCCCATTTGCTGAATGGAGGAGGTCAATCAACGGTCGATCTATCAGGTGTTCTAAACGAGCTAAGGGAGCTAAGGCAAGTAGTTGCCCAAAAAAAGGAGTGGACGTTAAATCTGGATCAAGGCGGTATTTATACCAGCCTGAAAACGGCGATGGCAAAGACAGATTATCACGCCAAGATTCAACAACAGTAAAAAAGTGTCCATAGCTCACGGGCTATGGACACTTTTTTGGTAAAGTACGCTACTGATACACATCAGGATGGGCTGGCTTTTCAACGGAAAAGAGCTTAAATGAACTTATAGTATCGTTTTCCATGCCAATGTCTGCGGTTTTAGGATAGTGGCCTGGTCCGTAGATTTTTGGAAACGGGTCCTGGAAGCCTACATTCTTGAAAAATTGCCAGTAACCTGAATAAATGATGAAGGAAGATATACCCTCATTTAAATCATCACCATCTAAATCGACATTAAAAGTAGTCAATATATTTTCATCCGTTGGTTTATCACCTTCCGGATTTCGATCGCCAAGCTGACGATTGAAATTGATATGCCGGAATACCTGAATTTGGGGTAAAACGCTGGCGGTTGGTGGACCTAAATTGGGCAAACTCTGCGTGTACAT